TTATAAGCCCATCCGCTACCGTTCCAAGTTTCCCAATGTATTTTGCCATCCTTTCGTGTTATCAAGTATTTTCCATATTTAGGTGGTCGTGTTTCAAGTTTGTAAAAATCAAACGCCACCCAGTTTATAACAGCAAATAAATCCAATAGCTGCTCTTTTGCTTCCATTGGCTCTATTACTCTGTCATAAAGTGATTCTAAAATTTGGTCTATTTTTTCCATATCGCTACTGTATTTATTTGCGTTCCGTTGTAAAACATTAAAACGATTTTACAACATTGCATAAAAAGAATACGCTCATTCAGTTAGCAAATATACAATAAAATTTTTAACTACAAAAATATAATTATAAATAAAATTAAACTACCTCATAATCAACAAGTTAAGCATTTTTAATAAAAAAAGTTATCTTTTTTTTAGCATCGTATTACTTTTTGTATTACATTTGTCCTATAAACTTTTAAAAACAAACAAAATGGAAAATCAAGAAAAAAAATCAGAACTATCTCTAAAAGATGTAAAAGAAATAATTTTCGACTTAGGTCAAGGTTACCATCAAACTTTTAAAAATATCCCAATATGGTCAGAGATTATGCAGAAAGCTGATGAAGTTGGGCATTTCGCATCTGAAATAGTTGAAAGAGTTATTTTAAGTCATAAGTCAATTTCGGAAAAGCAAGCGTGGGTAGTTGCTTACTTCGCTAAAAATAACGGATTAATAAACGCTTAAAAATTATAAATTATGAAAGCAAAAGGTCAACACTCAAAGAGAATTAGAAAAATGCTATTAAACATTTTTAAAAAAACAAACAATGGATATTGCTCTACTATTGATATAGCAGGGGGTTATATTCGAGAAAATAACGGACACATTTATGTAGTTAAAGAAGGTATTAATATTAGAAATATTTAAAGCCTCGTAGTTTATCTTAAAATTTTAAAACGATATGAAAAAACTAACAAACATTAGATGGAATCAAGAACTGAAACTTCCAAGTATAGAAACTGGAGATAGTTATATTGAAGACTATTGTTTCCCAATTTTATTTAATTACAATGGATATGAGATTAACGCAAATGTTTCTTTTGGGTTGGTTGTAGATACTTTTGTATTTGATGGCTCAACAGACCATTACGGCGATTCAGAATGTAGAGAAGTTGCAGAAGTTGTAGATGTGGATTTTGAATTAAAAGAAATTTTTTACAACGATGGAGATGAATTTAAGGTAAGTTTAAGGGAGTTTAACGAAATACAAGAGTGTTTAAAAAAAGATTTAGAAATACAATATTAAGATTATGAAAAAAAATGAATACAAAAAAAGAGATGCAAACGGTAATCAATTACCAGAGCAAATAGGTAAAGGCTTAAATTTAGAGCATTTAGCTAAAGTAAAAGAAGCAAGAGAAGTTAAGAATAAAACTATAATAGCTAAAGTAACAACTTCATTTAAAGAAAAGTGGCAAAGAAAATTAAAAGAGCATAATCTGGATGAAAGTACGGTCATTGTAAAGTTAGCAGAGATAATAATAAATAATGGGGATTTGTATATGGAGTTGCTTTCTGAAAATGTAAAATTAAAACAAACTAACAAAGAATTAATTAAAAAAGAGACAAAATGAATAAAGAAAAATTAACAGAGCTTTATAAAAAGTACAATCTAACAAAAGATGATGTGTTTAAGCATCAACACTATATAATAATAACCAGAAGCGGAATTGATAAAATACAAGCTAAGGCTAAAATTGATATAACATACGATGTTGTTAAGTGCGAAAGAGATTATTGTGTAGTATTAGCAAATGGCAAGCATAATGAATTTTACATCCAAACTTTTGGTAGTGCTTTAAAAGGCAAAGATTTTAAAGACGGTAATACTAATAGTTGGTATGTTATGGAAATGGCTGAAAAAAGAGCAATGTCAAGAGCTGTATTAAAACTAACTGGATTTTATGAATTAGGGGTGTTTGGCGAAGATGAAAGCGAAGATTTTAAAAAGAAATAATTATGAAAAGTAGCAAAGAATTTTTTGAAGAGTTAAGAGAGGGAGATGAATACCTTTCTTGTATGATGACTAAAGAAGTTTATAGTGGTATAGATTTAGAAAATAGAGAAAGAATAGTCATTACAACAGTTAGACAAAAGAACTCTAAATTTAAAGAAGATGAATATCACAAAGAGTTATTAAAAAAGAAGTCTAAAATAGATAAAGAGTTAAGAGATTACGAATTTAACATTAATCACAAATGAGTATAATTAGACAAGTAACTTTTGATAAAGCTAATAGAAGAAAAGATAGAAGTGTTAGTTTAACCTTTATAACTTCATTAGAGCAATCAACAGATGAGTTTATGGAGTTAGATAGCATTTTAAACGAATCAGGTGTGTTATTTTTTAAATCTAATGGTAATCTAACAAAAGAAGAAGTAAAAGAGTTAGAAAGTACAGAAATAGAAAATGAAGGCAAAACTAAAAGCCAAAGACTAAGAAATGTATTATATATTTTACATAAACAGTCGAAAAGTAATCAATCATTTAACGACTTCTATGCTGATAAAATGGAGGGGATTATACAACATTTTAAAGATAAATTATTATGAACTACAAAATAATAACACAAACAATGTTAGCTTTATTATTCTTTTTCTTAATTGGAGGAATAACTAAATTAAAAAATGATAATGAAGCGTTACAATATGAAAACAAGCGTTTAAAAGAAACATTAGAAGAAAAGCAAGACAGCTTAATAATGATGTATGAAAATGATTTAAAGGCTTTAGAAATTATAAATAATTATGAAAATAAAATATAGAAGAAAGTTAGATAAGCTAACAAATAATGAATTAGAAAATTTAATATCAAATTTCACTTTAGATGAAATAGCTATTAATTTTGATATTTCTAAAAGTTCAATACAAGCTGTTTATAAGAGTAGAGGAATGTTTAAGGGTAATTCTCCAAGATTTATTCATGATGAATTTTCAAGTGAGGACTATATTAAATCTTATAATGCGTGGATGAATAGTAAGGAAAGATTATATTTACAAACAATTAAAAAACAATAAATTATGAAAGGAAAAATAACACAAATTTTAGAAGTAGAAACAGGTACAAGTAAATCAGGTAAAGAATGGAAAAAAGGAGGGTTTGTTATTGATAACGGAAACCAATTTAACAATACTGTTTGCTTTTCACTTTTCGGAGATGATAAAATAAATATGATTAAAAATTTTAAAGTAGGTCAAGAAGTTGAGGTTGCTTTTAATCTATCATCAAAGGAGTTTAATGGTAAATGGTATCATAATATTGATGCTTGGAAAGTTATGGCTGCTGAAGAAAATAAGCCTGCTGACTTAAATAGTAGTGATGATTCAGGCGACCTACCTTTTTAGAATAGTAAGCCCTAACAAACTAAATTTTATTAATAACTTAAAAACAGCTGGGGAGCTGAAATTGGTTGATAAAAAGAAAAGTTAGGGCTTTTTTATTTTTTTTTAATACATTTGTAATATGTCAGCTAATAAATGGATAAGACTTACTAAAGGTCAGAAGCAAAGAATGATTGACTTATATCAATCGTCTTTATCTAAAAAAGAAGTTCAAGAGATATTATCAAAAGAGTGGGGGTGCACAGTTAGAAGTGTCAGAGAGCAAGCTAAAAAGCTCAATTTAAACTTACTTCAAACAAATATCAAGAACGATAAAATAATGGTTTATGATATTGAAACAAGTCGAGTTACTGCTGATTTGTGGTGGACTGGCAAACAATATGTAAACTATAAACAACTAAGCGGAGAGCCTAAAATAATTTCTATAAGCTGGAAATGGTTAGGAGATGATAAAGTACACGCCTTGACTTGGGATAAAGACCATTGCGACAAAAAGATGCTTGAAAAGTTTTTGCCAGAATATAATAAGGCTTTAATGGTTATAGGTCAAAATAATAATATGTTTGACAATAAATGGATAGCAACAAGAGCAGCAAAGCATAGACTACATATAAACAGATTTGTTAAGTCTTTTGATATTTATAAAATGGCAAAAAGT